ATTTTTGGTTAACCACATATAAATATGGAAGTCAAAGATTTATAATACAAAAAACCCCCACCGATTGGTGAGGGTCTTTTTTAAGGTTTTTTTAATTACCCTACTTTGGTCATTGTAGTTCCTACAAGATTCCAAGTTTCATCACATGCGAAACCTTCTGGAAACTCATATTCATCTGCCAATTCAACTGATGTGAACTTTGCTTTGTCCCAACCATCTACATCAAGACCCCACTCTGCAGTAGCTTCTTGGAATGTCAAGTGGTTTTCAGTAGAAGAATCAACAATAGTACCACCATTAACGTATACTACGATGTTGTCTTCGATTCTTTTGATTGCGTGAATAGCCATAGATATCTCCTTTGTTTAATAAATTGGTTAACCTCAAATAAATATACTCAATTTAATAGAAAACCCCACCGAAGTGGGGTTATCATTTTGCAATTTTTACTACAATCCGGTATTTTAGTATTGTAAGATAGCGTAATCGTAAGTAAGTGTCAATTCTACTGTTGCCAAATCTTCACCAGCATAATCCATATCAGAGAATTTAGCTGATTGTACAAAAGCACCTTTCAATGTCCACTCTTCTACCTTATCACCAACAGGACCCAAACTGTTGAATACAATTTCTTTTTTGTAGAAGTCAGAATAACCATCACGGCCTGTTACTGATTCGTGGTGTAAACGTACCCACTCCATTACTGCTTGTGCAGCAGATGGAACTACTGGGTCGTAAAGAGTTACTGAAAGGTCTTGCCATTCAGAACGACCTTTTACATATCTACGAGTGTTGATATGGTCGATAGTCACTTTACCATTTTGGATTTCAGGTCTGGCAGCCGTTTTCACCAAGTACGCAGGGATTCCCTCGATGTACATAATGAACCTATTGGACATTTTAGGTTCAAAGTTGGTGAACATAATTTCATTTGGGTCAAGTAATTGTGCCATTTATATCTCCTATTGTCTTTCTAATAAATAGTCGTTTCTCTAATTTATGCCTCTGGGAATGCAGCGCCAGTTGGAAGAATGTTGAAGTCAAGTACAATGAATTCAGCAGTCTTGGCTGGTTGTAAGTAAATTTCCCCTACCATAATGTTTCTATCAATCACATCCGGTGTGTTATTTGAATCATCCATTACCACACGGAATGCGTACAAACCATTTCTTTGTTGGATTGATTCCAAGTATGGGTTCACGATTGACAAGAAGCGGTTTCTTGTAGCAGCGGTGTTGTTTTCGAATACCAAGTATCTTGTTGAAGATGCGATGTATTTCTTCACTGCGATTAACAATCTACGAACATTGATTCTATCCAAAGCGGATGGTCTAGCTTGAAGTGTCTTTTGACCGAATACAGTCACACCTTGTGCTGGGAACGTAGCAATTGGGTTGATTCTATTTGTATATAGAGTATCTCTCTCATCGTGAGTTAAACGAGTCTCAACTTCAATTACGTTTGGAAGTCCACCACGATTTAAACCGGCAGGAGCGTACCATTCAGCACCTACTGAATCACTAAATGCAATTACACCAGGAAGTACAACACTTGGCGGAACCCAGACTGGTTTGTTCTTATCGGTATCAAGAATTTTACACCAAGGGTGGTAAGTAGCAACATAGTTAGAATCAAACGAAGTCAATGAATTAACAACCACATTGATTGAGTCACCATATGCACCACCATCCATTACATAGAAACAATCCAATCTATCTTCACACATATCTTTAGCGAATGTGGTGACTGAAGAGTGAAGTCTATTAATCATACCTGGAGTTACAACCATATTGATGTCAAATTCATCAGGATTTGATACTGCGTTGATAGCTTTTCTCATAGAAACCGTACCGGTAGATGTTGCGTTGGTACAATCTAATCCTTGAGTATTTCCTGCGGTAATAGATGAACCTACATTAACAACTCGGTTTGGCTCCCATCCATCAAAACCACCTTGGAAAGGTACGATGAATTTCTTAGCATCGATGTCTGAAGTTAATGTGATTGATGAACCATTTGAGTGACAATCTGCCAAGTTAAACGCAGAACCAACTGTTGTAGTTGAAGATGCAGGTACTGGGTTTAGGAATGCCAAGTTATCAGTATTTGAGAAATCATAGTTGTATCCCAAGAATACTCTCTTGTTGTATTCAGATGAAATTGATTGAGACACTACATATGATGGGTCTGGTAATGTATATCCACTTTGAAGTGGAGAAGTCAATGCGGCAAATCCGAAAGGAACGAGTGATGAATCAATAGAACCCGCGTCTACATCAGAATCAACTTCTACACGAATGTGAACTGATGCGTTATTGTAGTCACCATTAGTTGACAATTTACCATTAGCGTCAACAGTAATGTATTTGTCACCAATTACTCTCTTAATGTAGTTTGGTGAGTTAGGGTCAAGATTAAGACCTGTAAATTCTTCTACAATATTTGGTTTAGTATCAGAATCATCAACACCTTGTCCGAAAATTGAATTAGGAATCTTTTCAGTATCTACTCTTCTAACAATCACACTAAATGTACCATATTCAGAACCTGGCACCTCTGAAGCTGGTTTGATGTCACGGATACCTACTTTAAATTCGTAGTTTGTAGCAGTACCATGAGAAAGTGTGTGGAACTTAAACAAGTTTGTAGTAGAACCACCCACTCTTTGAGATACAATCCAAGGAGTTAATGCTTCAGAATAATCACTTGTGTATGCTGTGTTCAAGAATGATGCAGTTTGAACTGTAACAACCTCACCGGTAGCAAAAGATGCTGATTGGAAAGTTGAGAAGTTTAAGTAAGTGTATACATTCTTTGAAGATTTAGGAGCGTATCCGTATGTTTTTGTAAGGTAGTTAGCATCACTTGGATTTAATGATGCAGACACTGTTGATAATGTAGCACCTGAACCACTAATACTTAATGAGAAGTTTGAAGCAGTTACAATAAGTGTACTACCATCAACATTATCAATTACCCTACTTGAAGTGGTATTAGCAAAATTACCAGTATTAGTTTTATCAATTTGAGTTGATGGGTGTAATACAGCGGCAACTTTGTTACCAGCAGAAGATGAGATTGTCAATACAATTGGGTTACCAAGAGTATAACCACCACTACCTAATACTCTTACGATAGTTGCAGCACCAGCTTCTTCTAAATACGATTGAGCGGTATACGGAAGGTATGAATCTTCGGTAAGACCACCAAATTTTTGTTGATACTCGTTAAAAGACTCAACTCTCGTTGGTACGAAAGCAGGCCCTTTTACGGTTTGTCCGATAAGAGCAGCTCCAATCTCACCAATACCAACAGGTAAGAATGAGAGGTCTTTTTCTCTTGTAAATACGCCAGGACTTACAATTCTTTCAGCCATTATTTTCTCCTAAAATATAATTTTCGGTTTTCCTTATTATAAATACACCAAAAAATGGGGAAACGACTACTTATTTGTTAGGAGTAAAGGTATTTGTTCTAATATCGTAAGTTCCCTCACCATATTTGTCTCTTAAACTCTTACCCAACTCCACCTCCTCTGCTTTTACTTCTGAAAACGAATTAATGAGTGTTTGTTTTTCAGATTTTAAACTTTGGAATCTCGTTTCTAACTCGTGAATCTCTAATTCAATTTCCCCAAGTCGTGTATTGATAGTCAATACCTTTTGTTGTAACCCTGCAACCTTACCAACTTCTTCTTCGGTAAAATTTACTATTGTTTTTTCTTCCATAACATTATTTTATTTGTTTCACTATATAAATATGTAAATATTATTCATTACCACTATTAATTGGTAAGTCATTTCCACCCAATTTAGGACTCTCTCCCCAAGATACCTTACCAACCGAAATTTTACGTTTAGTATTGTTGGTCATTGCCGCATATTCTGGAACAATGTATGCTTTAGCAGTCAAATTGATGTTTGCTTTAGTAATTCTATCTTGTCCCATCTCTGAAATAGTTTCGAATGAGTAAGAATCACCTTTGATTACGAATTTGTATCTATCGCCAAAAGAACGACCTTGGAAAAACACGATTTGTTCGACAATCTTGTTTACTTGCTCCATATAATCACACCAAACGACTACTTCGTACTCTAAATTTACATAATCGGGTCTTTCAACCGACATATACTCTTTTTTTGGTTGTTGATTGGTTAAAATGGAAAATTGGTCGTATCTATTGGTTCTTGTATACTTTCTTTCAAACATTTGGTGAGCATCTTCGTTTTGTGCTACCTTTAACTTGGATAATTCCGTGTTGATTGAAAGATTGTTTCGTTTGAATGAGATAACTGGTGTTAAAATCATACCATTGTCATCTCTCATAAATCCATCACGTTGTGCACTTGCCCATTTCTCTGGAGATGCGTACATTACTGGGACTGGGTAGAATCTACCATCATCTTCGATTGTAGGTTTTACATCTTTCTCCAAAAATGTCTTAAATGCAGAATCAACATCGTAAATACCAACTGAAATGTTCTTTACATTGTCTTGGTCTCTACGAATCTGCCTTGCCTTATTCAATTTCACATCTTCACTTGTAGAAGATTGAGTTTGAGTAAGGTTTGGTTTCGATTTGTCTTCGTTTCTATACTTTTGAGCCATCTTACAATCCTAATGGTACTTCGTTATCATTTTGTCGTGAGTTACCTCTATATGTATCTACCAATTTGATAGATGTTTGTCGTGTAACATGAGTATCACATATAATAGATACGTTAAGACCTTGTGTTTCACCACCATCCCAAGTTTGTGGATTCTTACCAGCAAAATATTGGTATGAGTATTGTGCATCAATCAAATGATACTCACCATTCCATTGAATAATATCACCAACTTCAGGTTTTACATTTACATCTATCAATGTATCTCGTAAAAATCTAAACTGAACTTCACGAGAGTACGATTGACCAAAATCATCGGAGATTTGACTTGACTGATTTCTTTCAATGAGAGCTGGAATCTTAACCGGTTGATTGAATACCTTATCCTTACCTTCACCATATAGATTTGCTTTAGTTTCAGTCAAAGCAACTTGGTAGTAGTAGATTTCAGTATCAATAATGTCGTTGATAAGTTCTTTATTCACTTTATTGAATAGAGCCATATCTCTTTGTCCACCGAATAAAGCCATTTGGTTATCCTATATAAATTGGTCTTGGAACTCTATTAAGTGTTTCTTCCAAATACTCACTCTCTTCTTTTCTTGCTTCCATCAATGCTCTACGAGATGTTGATTCCAACATTTCGGTCAATTGAGTTAACAATGATTCTTTTTCAGCAGATGCTTCGTTACGAAGGTCTGACCCATCGAGAGTTACATCAGCACCAGGAATTGGAATTGAAGAAAATTTAGCTCTAACTGCGCCCAACATTTCTTTAGCAAGAGCCAAAGCGTATCTTGCAATCCATTGCTTTCCAGCTGAATTGATTTTTGTATATTCCAATCTATTAAATGGTGCATTTGACAAATCACTAACCACATTTGAATTTGCGATTGGTGAATTAGTTTCACTATCTAACGTGTAATCAAAATATACTTTAGCACCAGTATCACCATTTGCTGGGACTGGGAATAATCTGATACGTTGACCATCAACGTGGAAACCATATGATGATTTACGGATGTGGTCATTAAATTCGATTGCTTGTAATCTTAAAAGGTCATCAAACATTGGTTGCATCATAAATGATACTCCAGGTGAGTATGCACCCCATCCAAATGTATTCATCATTTGTTGAGAACCCATACCAGTACCCACAAATGGGTCAAAATATCTAATGATTGCTGGTGGTTGGGTATGATACACTCTACGAAGGGTTACACCATTAGATATCGAACCACTCTCCAAGTTTACAACATTACCATCACCAAGGTCATAAATTTGTTGACCGGCTATCATTTCAAAAGAGCCGGTGTAAACAGTAACTTTACCACCACTCAACGCTTCAGTACCATAATCTTTGGCAATGTTTACCAAGTTTTGCATATTAGCATTCATATTGGTATTTGATAAATCCAAATCCAATGATGAACCTTGTAATGATAACAAGTTTTCTTTAGCTCGGTACTGATTTACTTGAGATGAGTATTCGTTTACAGCTTCCTCAAAACAAGTAAAGAAATTGATGTCCTGTAATTCAACATCAACAATCGGATACCCCAATCTCTTAGCACACCACTCTGCAACTTTTGGAGCATCTGACCTGAATTGTGAATCAGAGTCAAAAAATCCAAAAGGAGTTGATGAACCACTTGTAAATGAACCTGAACCTGGCCAAATTGGAATGTTTACTGACATTTAAACTCCTAAATACTATTTCTCACTATATAAATAGTATTATGTTAAGGGTTTCACTTAACTATATAATTTAATACTTCCTCATTATCGTAATAACGAGTTCTATCCATCCAATTTTGCAATTTATGTGAATGTCCTTCGTTTAAATCCCAATTCCAGTCAAATCCACCAAGTTGTTTGATACGTTCGTGAATTTGTACATCATAATAGTCACGAATCAACCTTGCTTTACGATTAATATCAGTTGAATTGTTGTCTACGGTAGAATTTCTATTATTATATTGTAAATACAACATTTTTTTGATGTGGGTAAACTTGGTTTCTAAAAATGTCTTTACAATTAGTTCAAAATCATCAGCAACTGAAATGTTTCTATTATGCCCTCTGATTTTAAAGTATACATCCCTACGCCATGCCCTTAAATGATTAGGCATTCCAATGTTGAACCTAATAGTTTTTGGATTTATCTCTTGATAATGGTGTACGAGATATTGTTTATCATAATGAGTTTCCCAAGTGTGACCGGCATATCCCCAATTAAATCTATTTTCAGGATTTGCATACCAATCATCACCAATATGTCCGTATGGTCTCATTTCACCATCATCATACAACTCACAACAATCTGAATATATAAATCCAGAGTCCGGATGTTTTTTAGAAGCACTTAAAATGTCCTCAAGAGCGGTTGGCATCAAATAATCATCATGGTCTAACTCAACCAACCACTCACCATTACACAACATAGCAGCTCTATGTTTAACCTCACCAACATTACCACCTGAATTTGGAGATATTCTATAAAGTTTTAACCTATAATCCGAATCTGCAATACTTTTTAGATACTCGTATGTTCTATAATCACCTTCAGGTGAATCATCAACAATAACCCACTCCCAATGTTGGTATGTTTGGTTCTTTAACGATTCATAAGTTCTAAAAATTCGTTCGTTTGTCTTATATGTTGGTGTAAATACTGAAATAATTGGAGTATTCTTGTTTGCATATACTTCCGTTTGTGATTTACATGCCCAAAATGTAGACTGACATAATATATCATTAGCAAAAATGTTGTTAGGTGGGATTTGATTATAGTGTCGGTGTTTAGATTCCAACATAAGGTGTTTTCCCAAATCAATATTTTTGAATTCATCACCAATTGTTACAATTATTCCAGGATTATGCTTGGAAATTAAATGATTTAGATTTTTGGTTGAGTCATAACAATGTAAAACTACATCTTCAAACAAACCTTCTTCAAAATATACATCCGATTCTAACGTGTGAGTGCCAGTTTCATGCCACCCAAATACCAAAGCGGTAGGTAAACTTACTTTTATCATAAATTATTATCTATATGGTTCTCCACCAACCCAAAGAACAAATGATTTTCGTGTTCCTTTGACTACTGGTGTTACTCTGTGTAAATAAAACGATGGAAATATTACTGCAGCACCTTGAACTCGTGGTGCTGTAAGTTGTTGTCCTAAATTAAATTGTAAATCACCACCCACATAATCATCAGGATGTGATAATTGTACAGTAACGGATATTTTTCTTTGATTTTGGACACCTGAACCACAATCCATGTGCCATTCATACCCACCTTCGTTGTTACCATAATATTCGGTGTATTGGATTTGCTCTCTCATGTGAGTTAAGTCAAATTTCCACATAACATTATTAGCACCAACAATCATATCACGGAGTTTAGTGTAAACCCAGTCCCATTCAGAATTTTGCGGACACCATTTAATTCGTGATTTACGATAATTTGATACTTTAGCACCTTCTTGACCAGTTGCGGCGTCTTCAAACTCTAAATTAGAAGTCATTTCTTCAATTCGCTCTAATTCTTCAACTGAAAATCCGTTATCAAACCAATAATAGTTCGTGTAATTGACATCCAACCGTGATGCATCTCTATCAAAAGAAAAATCTACATTCATAACTTAATTTTTGTGATAATAAATATGTAAATGAACTTTAATAAATTAGTACATAGACCCACTTGGGAATATTTCTAAAATATAAACAATGCCAGTATCGGTATCAGTATATGTAATATTTTTTATTGTTGTGGTAGCAGGTTTATAGTTAACTTGTAAGTATCCTGCTTCACCACTAAATTCATTTAAGATTTTAGCGCCAGGAGCACCTGCGACTCCGGGAGAACCAGTATCACCGGCATTACCTTGAGCTCCTTGGAAACCTTGTAAACCATCGGCACCAAATGCACCTTGGTCACCAAGTGCACCTTCTTGACCACCCAACCCTTGAGCTCCATTATCTATGGTTTTTGCACCAAGTGCACCTTGAGCACCCTGAGCTCCCGTATCACCAGACGCGCCTAATGCAGAACTACTACCTTGTGCACCTTGTGCACCAATATCACCTTGAGCGCCTTGTGCACCTTGGGCACCAATATGGCCTGTATTATCGTTTCCTTCAGCTTCAGGGTCTAAACCTTGTGCACCTTGAGCACCAATAAGACCTTGAGCTCCTTGTGCGCCCGTATCACCAAATCCACCATCTAAACCTTGAGCTCCAACATCACCATCGTGACCATCATGGCCTTGGGCGCCTTGTGCTCCATCAGAACCTTGAGCGCCTTGAGCTCCTTGGGCCAACGATTTTGCACCTTGAGCTCCTTGTGCTCCGATGGCACCAACTTGACCTTGAGCCCCAGCTCCTTCAGAGGCAGCACCTTGTGCACCTTGAGCTCCAACATCACCAGGAGTATAAACACCACCATCTGCGCCTTTAATTAATTGTCCTGCAGGTGGGCCATCAGCACCTTGGGCACCTTGTGCTCCTTGGTCTCCTTGTGCTCCCTGCGCACCAATATGACCAGTATCACCTTGAGCTCCAACATCACCATCGTGACCACCACCCCCTTGGTCACCTTGAGCGCCTTGTGCACCTGCATCTCCTTGTGCACCTTGAGCACCATCAGAACCTTGTGAACCTTGAGCTCCATTATCTATGGTTTTTGCACCAAGTGCACCTTGAGCTCCTTGAGCGCCAACATCACCTTGGGCACCTTGAGCGCCAATATGACCAGTATCACCTTGAGCACCAGTATCACCCGTATGGCCATCACCACCTTCTCTACCATCAGCACCTTGAGCACCTTGAGCACCAATATGACCTGTATTATCATTTCCTTCAGCTTCAGGGTCTAAACCTTGTGCACCTTGAGCGCCAACCGAACCTTG